AGCGCAGTGCGCAAGGTGCGCGGCCTGGTGGTGCGGCGCCAGGGCTTGAGCACGTGCCCCACGAAGTCGATGCCGTGGTCCACCCGCTGCAGGATGGTCTTGCTGGGGTTGAGCTGCAGGCCCAGCCACGCCGGCAGCATGGCGGTGATGTCGGCCAGGGCGTGGTTGAGCCACTGGGGCGACGGGTGCACCATCACGAAATCATCGACGTAGCGCACGTAGTGGGGCGCGCGCAGCCGGTGCTTGGCGTGCTGGTCAAGCACATCCAGCAGCACGTTGGCAAAGAACTGGCTGGACAGGTTGCCGATAGGCAGGCCCTGGTCGGCTGGCGCGTTGAACAGGCTCTTGTGCGGCGGCACCAGGCCCAGCAGTTCACGGCGACCGCGCACCTCCACATCGTGGCGTGGGTCGTGCATCAGCACGCGCTCGGTCAGGTCCAGCCACCAGGGCTCGGTTACACGGCTGGCCAGCAACTCCAGCACCACGGGTTTGCGGATGCTGACAAAGAAGTTGGCCAGGTCGCACTTGAGGTAGTGCGCCGGCCGGCTCCAGTTCTGGGTGACGCTGCGCACCTGGTGCTCCAGTCGCTTGGCGGCGTAGAGCGTGCCTCGGCCTGGGATGCAGGCGCAGCTGTCGGCCGTGAAGCTGGCATAGAACCTGGGCGAGATGTGCCGATACAGCAGGTGGTGGACGATGCGGTCGCGGAATTCAGCGGCCCAGACCTCGCGGGGCTTGGGCCTGGTGATCACAAAGCAGATCGAGCGGCCAGGGCTATAGGTGCCGCTGGCCAGCTCGTCGTGCAGGTCGCACAGGTTGCGCTCCAGGTTGGCCTCAAAGGCCAGGGCGCTGGCGCTGTTGCGCTTGGTGCGGCGGCAGTCCAGATAGGCTGCCACCAGTTGTTCGAACAGGGTTGGATCTGCGGACGGCTCGGGCGCGGAGCTCAGCGCTCTTGTTGTTGTTGTTCTGGTTGCCGTTGTTGAAGTTCTGATACCAGGCGTTGTTGTCCGAGTGCTGCGTCGGTGCGCGCTTTCTACGTCGCCCTGGCGAAGGCCTTGGCCGATCACCGGGGAAACTGCACCAGGCCGGGCCCGGACGTGGCCGGCGGTCTCTGTGGTATGCATGTCGGTGCCCTCGTGAGGCAGCGGCGCGACCAGATTCAAGATGGGCACGGGCATGAGAGCCTTGACTGTCATGCTGCAGGCCCCGTGTTCGTGGTCTTCTTGATCCATCCATTGGCCTGCTTGCCGATGCTGTCCAGCAGCTGCGTGGCCTTGGCCCAGAGCGCGAGGGAGATGTCGCGGCGGTCAAAGCACACCCGCAGCAGCACCTGCACCGCACGCTGGCGGGCAAGCAGCTGGCGGATGTGCTGGGCCCGCTCTGCCGCCTGGGTGGCGTTGGCCAGGGCCATGAGGTTGAGCATCTCGACGCAGTGGTCGGCGATCTTGTCGCCCATGCTGCGCTTGATGCCTCGCGGCATGTTCATCTGCGCGTCAACGGCAAGCGACATCAGCTGCACGCCGGTGCGGTAGATGGGCAGGTCAGTGTGGATAGCCATGTTTCAAAGGATCAAAGGATCAAGCGGCGAATCTGCGGACGGCTCGGGCGCGGAGCTCAGCGCTCTGGTAGTCGTAGCTCGGGTGCCGTTGAGGAAGTCCTGAAACCAGGCGTGGTTGTCCGAGTGCTGCTCACTGGACCAGTAGCTGCGGGCCTCGAAGGAGCCCTTGAGGTTGGCGAACAGCAGCGCCTGCTCGCGGCGGGTGGGCAGTTCGCCGCCAGCCTTGGCGGCCCACTCGATGGCGTCGGGCCAGTCGATGTCTTCGGCCTGGCCGGGCAGCAGCACCAGGTGGTGGCTCGGCGTGCCGTCTTCGTGCAGGATCAGGCCCGCGTAGCGCTCGCCCTTGGCCAGGGTGAGGTCAAGGCCTGTCAGGCTGTAGGTGGTGGGCAGGCCTGCCTCCAACTTGCTGATCAGCTCGCCCAGCTTGGCGTACAGGTTGCGTGCAGCAGGCAAGGCCAAACTGTCAACGCTCAGGGGAATGGTGATGTCTTCGGCGGGCATGTGCATCTCTCCAGGGTTGAAGGATTGAAGGATCAAGCGTCGATCTGAATCAAGCGGACGGCTCGGGCGCGGAGCTCAGCGCTCTTGTTGTAGCTGCCCTGGTTGCCGTAGTTGAAGTACTGATACCAGGCGTCGTCGTCCGAGTGCTGCGTGCTCAACCAGTACGGACCGTCTTCGAACGCCTCGGCGTTGCTCGCCTCGAAGGCCTCAACCGTGGTCTGCAGCACAGGCTGGATCGCGTAAGGGAAGCCGGCCGGCACGCTGCTGGGGTTGTCGCCGTCGCGGAAGTAGCCGTCGGTTTCCTCGCTGGTGGGCTTGAGGTGTCGATAGGCCAGCTCCAGCACGTCACGGGCAGGCAGCACCCAGTCGGTAAAGCCGCTGATGGTCAGGCCCGTGGCCCACTTGGCCAGCTCGCTGCCGGCCTCGGCCAGGGCCAGGGTGTTGGTCACGCTGTCAAAGGTGCTGCGGGCTGCGGGCACATCGGTGTAAGTGGGCAGCCAGGCGCCCTTCGTCTCGCCTTCGGCCTTCGGGGCCCAGATGACAGCCAGCAGCGCGGTGCCGTGGCGGATCACGCCGCCGAAGTGGCCGCCATGTTCAGGCAGGTGGGTGCCGATGCTCGGGGTGTTGTTCAGGTTCATGGTGGTGATGGTGTGATATGCGGCCAGTGGTGCGGGCGGCCGCGCCCCGCAAGGTGTCTTGGTTGGTCGGTTGATCAGGCCGCCGCAGTCACGCGGCCCGACTGCACCGCGCTGTGGATGAACGATGGCGCCGAAGCCTCGAAGCGGGTCTTGAATCCCGGGCAGGCTGTGAATTTCGTCTGAGGCGTGAACACCACTTCAGCGTCTTTGCGGAAGGCCTGCGCCTTGTTGGCGGCCCTGGCTGCCGGCGGCTGCTCCACCTTGCGGTTGCGGTCGTAACCCGACTCGGCCTGGACGCGCTCGGCGGTGGCCCGGTCGGTGAAGTAGCGGGTGTGCTTGTGCGCCAGCTGGGCGCGGAACAGCAGGCTCTCCCCCATCAGGTCATGACAGCGGGCGGCGAAATAGGCGCTCTTGAACTCGGGCAGGTCAGACGAATGCACACCCTTGTCGCGGGCGGCAAGCGTCAGGATCTGGGTACGGGCAGTCACGTGCTTGGTCATGGTTGATCCTCTGTAGTTGCTGGTGCGCGGAGATCCACGCCTTGGGGCTTGTCGGCCCACGCGGTCACGGGCCAGCTGAAGGGGGCGCCGCGGGTGTCGTCAATCCAGTGCTGGCCGTCCCAGTGGCCATCCCACACTTCCAGGCTGCCCTCCACGTCGATGCTCACCAGCACGCTGGTGTCGGCGTCGGGGTGTTGGCCAGGTGGGTTGAAGTTGAGGGTGATGGTGGTCATGGCTGGCGGTGGTGCAGGTGGTTGAACATGCGGCGCACGGCGTAGCCACGGGCGATGCTGGCCACCGTGAAGATCACGGTGATGCCGGCGTTCTGGCTCAGGGTGAAGCTGTGCCCGAACAGCGGGTAGACGGCCAGAGACAGCAGCACGGAGGCCACAAAGCCGATGGCTGTGCCCACGCAGGTCTCGATCAGGGAGTGGCGGCGGGTCTGGCTCATGCGAACAGGCTCATCTGGTTGATCTGGGGCGGTGCTTTAGGCACGGGGCGCCCGCTGCTGTCCATAGCAGTGAAGTGCTTGAAGGGCTGGCCGGATGGGTTGCACAGGTTGAACTGCACGCCGGTTGCCTGCCACCAGTTGGCGTAGCGGCCGCACTGTTCACGGCGCGCGCACACAGCGTTCAGGTGGCTGGACTCCAGACCGGCGCAGAGTGCGGGCTTGTTGTTCACGCTGCGGCCTCCAGCGCCTGGCGCTCGTCGTAGTTGGCCGCCACCAGGGCGCGCGAAAGTGGTGGGCACACGCTGTTGCCGCACATCCTCACCTGGGCCGTCTTGGTCATCGGGCGGCCATCGGCGCCACGGTCGATGATGTAGCTGTCAGGGAAGCCCTGGGCCCGGTAGAGCTCGCGTGGGGCCAACATGCGCAAGCCGATGTCCACGATGGCGTAGGCCTCGCCTTTGACCGTCACCAGGCCGAAGCGGTC